CAAAATTTCTTACATTATCCATGATATCTCCTTATTTATTTTGTAGCATATTTATCTACATCTGCATCAAGTTGCGGTGTAGGTGATTCCATACCACTAGTGTCTTGTGCATTATCCTGTGGTGGCATCTCTGGAGGTGGTGCCAACATAGGACCTTGTTGTTCCTGTTCCATTTGTTCAGCCATCGTTTCTATTTCATCTTCTGTTTGACGTAGGATATTTTTCTTTACCCAATCAACAGAATAATATTTGCCAACAAATGGATCAACAGTAATTGCCAGATTCAAACGTTCACGCAATACTTCTGCATCACGCATTTCAATATAGTCGTTGTCACGTTTAAAGTCGTAGGTAATTTCTTCTTTAATCTGTTCCCATTCTTCTTGTGTACATATACCTTTTAACACAAGTTGAATTCTCAAAGCATCGTCGAATATCTGACAGAATTTGTTACGTAGTCTTGCAACAAACTTTGAGAATTTAACTTCATCTCTGGTAACTTCTGATACACGACCAAGCCCTATCATACCACCTTGTTGTGGTTCTAAGCGTGAATAAGGAACATTAAGCGATTGAAGTAATTTCTTTTGGAAATACTTTACGTCCTCTAATTCCCCAAGATTTTGTCCGGCTGGCAGAGTAGTAATCTCTGTTCCCTTTCCGCCCTCGCGGCGTGGTAGCCAGAAGTCTTCCAACATCGATAAATGCTTACGATCATCACGCAGTTCACCAGTGTTAGCATCATAAACCATTTTGTTACGATACTTAATCATAACGTCACGTAGATACTGTTCTGCTTTACCTTTAGGTAAATTACCTACGTCAATGTAGAATACTCGACGTTCTGGTGCTCGTGAAATACGATAGATAACAATCGCATCTTCAACCATTCTAAGTTGATTAAGAGGCTTGATTGCTTTGTGTAGATAGGAAATTACAAATGTATTCTTTGCGTCTGTCAATCCAGAATTGACATTGATAATTGATTCTGGTGCAATACGAACACCAGTATTTACTTGTGCAGTATATGTTTGTGTGGATGTACCACGATCATTGTACACATAATATTCGGCAATAGATTTGATAATCATTGCGCCAGTTTTAGGATCACGTTCTTTTGCAACTTCACGTACTTTACGAATCTTACGTGGATCAATGTAACGTAATTCTTTTACACCTTCTCTAGGATTGTTTTCATCAACAACAACGTGATAATATATTCTACCATCAATATACCAACGTTTGAATAAATCGTCTGCAAGATTGTTGAAGTTCAACATGGAAAGAATCATTTTAAATTCTTCACGGATCTTCTTCTTGATCGATTCTGGTTGTTGTACATTATCAGTGATTACATCAACAACTTGTCCATCAATACTATGTGATATGGCTTCATTGACAATCTCATCAATTGCCATTTCACATTCTGGATGGTTGGACATTTCACGATAACGTGTGATTAACTCCAACTCATTACGAACTGCGCCTTCTAAATCGACGTATGTACCGTAATAAGCATTGGATGTAATAGTGACTGCACCATCATCGAGTGCAGTAGTAGGAAGGGTAAACGTCGGTTGTTCAGGTCTTTGATCCTGAACAATGTCTGGTTTCCCTAATGTGAATCCGAATAATTTAATAGCTATTTTAGGTGCCTCTCATTCTATAAAAATGGAATAGGGGTTGCCCCCTATTCCTCATTAAACAACACCATCCTCAACTGATTCCCACCATTGATATGATAGAGTAACTGTAAATTCTTCTATCGCATCGTTGGAACCCCAATCAACATCAATTGGAGAAACATCAGTTGGGAAACAACCTACAAATCGATACTTTTTAAGTTCATTACCTTTTTTGCCGAACTGTGTAACGTTCGCATCAACTGCATATGAACCTAACAGCAACGCTGCAGGATTTCGAATGTTTGTAGCGTGACTATTAATATTATTCATCCAACGCTCAAATGCGTTACGAACAACAAAATCTTCATCATTAATAATCGTAATCGTCCAATCCGTAAATGTTCTATTACCAGCAAACTTCAGTTCACGACCAAAGTATTGAACTGGCACAACACCAATCTGTGACCCTGGTAGTTGTGCAGTCTTACACATAAATGTTAATTTATTCTGTGCGTTTGCTGGATTAGAAAAAATTGGAAAAGGCATAGTAACTTCAAATAGATTCGGGCGAGCGCCGTCACCTTGCATTTGAGAGCGGAATTCATTTACTGAAAATGCCATTTAATATCTCCTGTTTATACTTTATTTATTAGACTCTTCCAACAATTTCTTCAAAGCTTACACCAGTACGAACTGCAACGAAGTTCAGACGGATAAAGTTGATTGAACGTGCTGGTTTAATATAGATGTCACCGATAAACTCGTTACGGTCAATTACTTCCGCTGTGTTATTTGTTTCGTCACAAACCACACGATAGTCGGTAATACCACGACGACCTTTTACATCACGTAGATATGGTTCTACGATAGAAACAAACTGAGCTCTTGTAAACTGATCGTTAAATTCAAACAGAGAAGAACGTGCGGCACGAGCAATTGTCTTTTCCAGTGCGATGAATAAACGACGAACGTTAATGCGATCAAATGCAGAAGGTTTTTCTAACAGAGTCTTGTCACCGAATAGAATTGTTCCTTCACCAGCAAATGTAACTACTGGATTTACACCTTTAACATACAGATCATCTCTTTCTGACTTAGTTGGATTCCATGCCAACTTGATGTTGTTACGGATCTGACCACGTGAGAATCCACCTGGTGAGTACCATGGATCACGTTCTAAGTCTGTACGAGCACATAGACCTGCAACGTCACCGTTTAGAGGTATCCAACGATATACATCGTTGTATTTGTCGTACTGATATTTCCAACCAGAATCCATTACAACGTATGAAGATGATGCAAGTACATTACGGTATGCAACGATATCTGTTACTTCATCTCCTGCGTTATCAACAACGTCTGCTTTCTCTGGAGAGATGAACAGAACGCAATCGCCACGATTTTCTACTAGAGAAATTAGACTTGTAACTGTTGTTTGATTACCAGGACCAGAGATGATCAATCCAATATCAACTGAATCTGGATTTTCAAACTTGCCGTATGCATTTATCAGATCAGAGTTACCGATTGTACCATCAGCACCACCTGATAGAGATGCAGTAAATGGTGAACTAATTGCTGTGAATGTTAGACCTGCTGCAGCAGTACCCCAATTTGTACCACCTGGTTGATGACCTGTCCACCAAACATATCTTGACTTATCGTTGATAACGTTCTTATAATAGTTTGTTGAACCATCAGCAGACTTAGCATCTGAAGCTTTAGATACGAATGCCCATTTTTCTAGGACTGTGTTTGCAGCACCAGTAAATTTACCATCTTCGTCTATAACAATAACGTGAAGTTCATCATTTGAACCACCGTTATCTGTTGAATAATCTGATGTACCTGGTGCGATACCAAATTGGTCTGCATATTCCCACTTACGTAGGATTGCTGTTCCTGCAACGATACCAGCAGAACCAACTGCTGAACCGATACCAATTGAAGTTGCGGAAACGTTTGCAACACGAACGTATGATGTGCCACCGTCGTAAGAGATCAAGTCGCCTACAACAAGACCAGATGTTGGTGTACCTGTTACATTAATTGTTGTTGCACCAGCAGATGTAGCATTACATGTTACTGAGTTTAATGCAGTAAGATTTGATGAAAATGCTGTTGCAGATGGACACATAGAAATCTTTAAAGAATTTCCTCTGTCTCCAGGATATTTTGCAGTTAACGGACCGTTACTTGTGTTTGCTGTTGAGTGATTTGTTTCATAGTCCGTTTGATTTTCAATAAGAATTGCGCTTCCGTTTGCAGTTGCGTTATATGTTGAACCAGTGTTCGCTGAACGAACAACACGTAAAGCGTTTGAGTAAGCTAAGAAATTTGCCGCAGAGAACCAGTATTCATAGTTGCTTGACGTTGGTGTACCAAAACGATCAGCAAGACGAGTTTCATCAGATACAGTTACCACTTCATTGACTGGACCCCACGCAAACGGACCCGCAAAAGCACCGATAGAAGTGCTAATTGCCGGAATAACGGTAGTCAAATCAACTTCAGATACGCTTACTCCTGCTGAAAGTTGAACAGACTGTGGATTTCGAAATGCCATTGGATTTCTCCTTTAGTTGAGGGATCAAATTTTTCTGTATGGTCTATTTAGTTTTTTATAAACTTGACGCCGGATAACCAAGTTTCTCGAAATCCGTGTACAACCATGTGTCTTTTCCATCATCATAAGTTTCAGGTTGGAGACCGTTGTCTATAATCCCTACTGGTGCCAAATCTTCATCCACAAGCATATTATTTTCCTGCAACATCATTTTACGTATATCAATATTTGTAGTGTCACGGAAATAAGACTGTGCCGATAACCATGCAAACAGAACAAGACCCATAACTAAATCGTCATTGTTACCTTCTTCTGCTTTATATGTGTCCAAATAACGAGAGAAAGTATTCAGTTCTGCAATTGTCTCAAAGTCATTGACTATTAACTTATCGTTTTCAATTAGAGTTTTTAAGTTTGCACAACCAATCTTTTTAACAGACTTTGTGGTACGCACACCAAAAGATGCAGATCGTTTGAATCCGCCAGAAACACTTTGACCCTTAATATTGTGATGTTCTACTTTGTAAATGTACTCATATTCCAGATCGTAATGCATAATATCCACAACTTGTTTACCAATACTGTTTGTTTCTATAAGTACATAAGCCTCATTATACTTCTTCGCCAACGAGTAGATGACAGTTGGTAAAAAGAGTAATGGTATTTTGTTATTGCGGTATCGTGCGACTTGTACATACGGTGCTTCCGTTACGTCAATCACATTGATGGTTGAATAGTCATGTTCAACACCCTCTGATGGATCGACTGTGGCAATATACATTCTTCCTGGTTGTGGTCTAACAAAGATATCAAGACCTTCTTCTGACTCAATAGGATTAGAATATGCCAGTGTTTTAAGTTTTGAACCAGAGATTAGAGTTGCAGATGAACCAATAAACTCTGTCTCAAATTCTTGTCGGAACTGTTCTTCCGATGTATTTCTTATTGTTTCTTCTTTCCATGCAGCATCACGACCAGGTACTTGTGACCAATGTACTTCAATCGGTTTGTATAACGAACGTTTCTCGATTGCATCTTTCCACATTTTGTAGAATAGATTTAGACCGTTTGGTGTAGAAACAATAATTACTTTAGATGTTTTACCAGATGAGATAACAGGATACGTTGATGTAAAGAACTCAACTGCCATGTTGTGAGGTACGAATGCAAACTCATCAAGGAAGATTAGATTATAAGTACCACCTCGAACACCTGCTGCTGATGTTGCATACGCATAAATCTTTGAACCGTTCTCTAATTCAATTGAACGTTTGTTCCAGTTTATGATACCTTGTTGCAACCAAATGGGAAGATATTCATATGCTTTTTGTATCTTACCCAAGATATCCTGGGCAAGTTGAAGTTTGTTAGCAAGAATACCTATGACAAATTCTTCGTTGAATAATGCAGACCACAACATGTAACCAACTGTCGTAGTTGTTTTACCGACCTGTCGTGGCATCTTTGCAATAACAAATCGATTCTCATGGAAGTCACGTACCATATCTTCCTGAAAATTCCACATATCAAAAGGTACAAGACCTTTATCTACGTTGACAATCTTAACGTAGTTCTTAACAAAATAAACAGGATCCTGAGAACATTTTAATATTTCTTCAACCTGTTCTTCCGTATATGATATTTGCACTCCCGCCTTTTTCAGGCGAGCATTACCTAAGTAACCGTCATCCATTATTTAAGTAAACTACTAATCATCCATGCATGTTTCTGATGCTGATCTAATAAGTCCTGTAAGAAGTTTCCAATTGCTGGCTCGTTTGCTTCATCTGCTGCGTCAATACCTGCACGAAGATTAGTAATCATTCTGTCGTTATCAATCTTTAATTCCATAAACATCATACGTGCATCTGGAATAGTAATTGCATCACTTGCAACGTCAGAGTATTCTAACAGTCTACCTAATGAAGGAGGTGCATACACTCCAAGCATACGTAGTTTCTCTGCAATCAGATCAGTGTTTGCCCAAATTTGATTATATAATGCACCTAAAAACGCATGATAGTCATTGAAGTTAGGTCCTTCAACATTCCAATGGAACGAATGTGCTTTGAAGTATAGACTGAAGTTTGTACCTAAGATGACACGTAGTTGTTGAACTAATGTTTCCATGTTTATTCCTGTTTATTTTTTAAAAATTTTACTAATTCGGTTGTAGAACCTACAAAGACTGCTTTGTCCACATTAATATTCTTGGATTGCTTCGTAGATTCGCCAGTCAAATCTTGTTTGCGTTTCTCAATTTCCATTAAGTCTTTGTTTAAGTCGGAAAGATTCTTAATCAGAGTTGCCGCAACTTCATAAGCACGAGGTTGCTGAGAGTCTTTTGCAACTACTAAAAGATTGTTCAACGCAGAACTGCCACTATTAATTAGATTCTTAATATTAGAACGTGCAAAATCTGCATCATCCGTGGCAACAGAGTTATTTATGGGTACTAAATCTTGGACAGTATCTTCTGGAGTTATTGGTTCCAGATCAAATACTTCAGATAATTTTTCGTTTGATTTGTTCATCATGCATTTGGATACTCAGTTATTGTTTCTGCAAAACCATATTCATCATCTGGCATTGCATTGGAAGGATCTGGCATAGTCATAATATTTGCATACTTTAAGTTTGCAGAATTCATATCAAGGATATTTGTATTTGCCGAATGAATAGTTTTGTTACCACCTTTTACTGGCGGGAATAGATAACCTTTTACTGTAAAATCTAGATTCCAAATAATCAAACGAGTTGATAAAAAGTCTCCTTCGTAATCAACTTCATTTGTTACAGAGTTTAATATGATTGGAATGTCGTATTTTAATCCAAGTTCTGGAATCAAATTTGCAGTTACGGTAAAATCTGGAGTGAAGAATGGAACAATCTGTTCAACTATTTGTGTGCCATCTTCTGTGTTACGAACATAAATTGCTGCTGAAAAATTGAAATCATATGGAACTGGCATGTATTGTTTGTATGCAGTAGTACCAGTCTGTGCAGCACTGTTCGTCAATGTCGAAAGCATCTTACGTGACGAATCATAAGACATACCTGTAAGTTCAAATGATATACGAGGTACAACAATATTCAATGAACGAACAAGATCAGGATCCGTTGTCAGTCTTGTGTAGTATTTTTCTTTTGCACCGTAAGAGAGAGGTACTCTAAACTTTTCTTTTGCAGTAGTACCATCTTTAGTGTAACGAACTAATTCAATATCATTGAGTACAGTACCCATCGCAATAACCATCTTACGAATTGTTCTATTATAAAAATGTGCGTTACCTAACATTATGGTTCACCAAATGGGTTTGTTTCTGTGAAGTCAATGAAGTCAAATCCTTCACCTTGAATTTTGTTATTATCTATTGCATCTTGCAATTCAGTATCATCAAACGGAGTCATGCTATCGTATGATCCTGTCATACCAAACTGTGCATTACTTGTGTTACCTTTAATTATTTGACCAGGAACAAAATTTCCTTGAACACGAATTGCTTGAATGTAATTGTTACCAGTATAGTTTACTGAATGAACAATTGCCTGTGCAGTTGCATTTGCAAGATCAGGTCCTTGATAAACAATTTCATCAAGTAGATAACGAATATTATTTCCTGATTCTGCAAATGGAAGATTCGTTCTGCGATAAGCATCTCTTACCTGTTCATCAACTTCTGTGATACCAGTTTCAATAATCTCATCTGAGAACACAAATTGTTTAAGTTTGATTGCATAGACATAAACATTACCACCACGACCACGACCTAATGTATAGAACATTGCCTGATCATTTTCATGTTCAACGAATGTAATTTCGAAGAAACCAGTCAGTAATGGTATATAAATTAAATCTCCTTCACGTGGACGAATAAGATTTGCAGCACCAGTAGTATATTTAAAACGTTTACGAGAAACAAGAACTGTAATTTCATCACGAATTTCTAGACCAAACTTAGACATAAAGTCTTGGTCACCATCCATTGCGGTAGTATTTTCTAGATATATTTCAATAGGATATGCTTTGACATATTGTTTTAGTGTATCTTCACCATAGATTGTGTCAACAACATCTCTACTTGTGCGAGGTAAATAGAATACGTCCATGCCGTAGATTTGCATGGCTTCGATAACCAAATCTTCAACTAGAAGTTGTTCTTCGGTTATGTGATCTTTAGGAAAATTATTGAAGTAAAAATTGGTTGTCATGCATGATTATCCTATAAACATATCACCAGGCAGGACATTTGTACTGATTAGTTCTTCTTCTAACTTTTCTATTTCCTCAACTGCTTCATCGTATATTTTTTGACCGTTAAGTGTGACACCACCTGGCATCTGAATACCTTCAAACTTCTTTAGATTAGAACCCCATTGCTGTTTAATTTTTGCAGTGGCGTACTTCTTTAGAAAACGATCATTCCAAACATCAGTGTTACCTTCTTTAGTGACTGTAATACCGGATGTGTTAGATGAATGAGGACCATCAAGAATTATTTCTGTAGGAGAAATAATCTTTTTAATTTGTTTTGCAGTACCATCAATTTGAATAAAGTCTTTTTCTACAAGTTCTTGATCAAAAATTGTACCAGTACCAATAATAGTATTTGATGTTGTGTTACCTGCAACTGTGCCAGTAATTGTAATTGATTCTGGTTGTAAACGACGATAACATTCTGCAACAACGTACTGACCTGGGTCCAAGTCTCTTGTCCAGTCAATGTCTAAGTGTAGTTTGTTTTGATGACGATGAAATCTAAATTGTGGTGTACCAGAGAATAAAAGATTCAATGTACGTAGATGCTGCATAGTAATTTCATATGACACATACGATACCGATGTGAAGTCATACAAATCATGCAGACGTAATTGATAACGCAAGTCAAACATATTGATTGAAGAATTAGATTCATCAAATGGAAATACACCAGTTACAAATATAACTGAGTCTGGACAATAGATCCATCCACGATCAATATCTTGTTGTGTGATACGATGTTTAAGGAACATCTTTTCTGTACCATCGTAGTGATAGTCATACCAGAATTGAAGTGCTTCGTCAATACGATCTTCTATTTGATCATCATCAACATTAATTTGTAGAACTGGCCAGCCTAATTTGCGTAAGCAATAGTCTTTAAATTCTGTTCTTGTAGTTGGTTTTGCCATAGTTCTTTATTTATTCGTTTAAAATGGTCCGTAACTTAATTGAACAGCAGCCGATTTACCTGTACCACCGCAAGGATCTCCAAACTGGCCATTTCCAAAAGTTTGACTAAATGACGAAACTGGTGTTGTTCCTCCTCCTGTTGGATCCCAAGCGTTTGAAGAACCACTGTTACATCCACCATATGTGAATGCTCCACAAGTTCCTCCAGGAGTACCATAAGAACTGAAGTCTCTACGATTAAATACTTTTCCAGCTGGAGCAGTTCCACTAATAGTTCCACCTTCTCCAGTTGTCCAACATAGATAACCTTGATATCTACTTGCGATAGAAATACTAAACGCTCTATCAGCACTTCCTATAGAATTAGAAGCACGAATCGTAAAATTATATGTTTGACTGGAGTAATCAGCAACACCTGAAGCTGTTCCACTAATTACTCCCGTACTTGAATTTAAACTTAATCCTGTAGGTAAACTTCCACTAACTACAGAATAAGTTGCACCACTAGTAGCTTGAACTGTGAATGAACTTGATCTTTGTGTATAATCACTACCAAGTGATCCAGCGGAAGTTACCCAAGATGGTGGTGGAATTAAAACTCTATATGTATAAGTGTTGGTAACACTATCACCGCCAGAATCAGTAACAGTTACATTGAATGTATAATCTGTATTTGATGAAACATTAATAGCTGATCCAACAATTGTTCCGTTTGCTGAACCGATTGAAGTGTTGACTAAATTTCCAGAAGTAATTGCAAATGAAACCGATCCACCATCTGGATCATATGCTTGAATTGTATTTGCTGGAGCTGAAACACCACCTTGGAATGTTGCTAATAGTCCAGAAACAGTATTAATAATTGGAGGTCTATTCAACACTGTTATGGTGTATGTGTTTGATGCAGTTAAACTACCTTGATCTGTAACTGTAACACCGACCGTGTAAGTTGTATTCGAAGTTACAACAATAGGTGTTCCAACGATAACTCCATTTGCACTACCAATTGACGTATTTACTGAATTGCCAGAAGTAATTGAATATGTTAATGTTCCACCATCTGGATCATATGCTGAGATAGTTGTAGATGGTACAGCATTACCAGAATAAAATGTTTGTAATAATCCTTGAGCAGTATTGATGACTGGTGCTCGATTTAAAATAGTATAACTAAACGAACGTTCTGTATTATTATTAACTGTGTCTTTTGCTTTAATCGCAAAATTGTAAGTTGTATTGGATAATACTGAACTCGCTAATCCTTGAATTAATCCGTTTGCAGATAAAGATAAACCACCAGGTAAAGAACCAGATGACAGTTCATATGTAACAGTCGTTCCTTCTGGATCAGTTGCAGACAAATATACATTAGCAACGTTTGCTCCAGAAACACTACCTAAAGAACCAGATGAAGTTGACCAAGTTGGAACAGCACCAGCGTCTATAACATCCGATTTGGTTACAGATCCAGATTGTTGCACTACACGAACACTGATAGGTTCTTCTTCAATTTTAATTGCACGTGGAGTTGTTGCTGTTAATTGAACAGAACTAACATGAGAAACAGTAGCCGCAAGAAGTGATGTACTATTTGAAGTGACAAAATATACTTGAGCATCAGTGGTAAAATTTGTTCCGTTTATGGTAAACAGAGTTCCAGATTCTCCATTAAAACTTGATGGAGATACTGTTGCTATTGTTGGTGGAGCTGCAAGAGGTTGCCAACCTGTAGAGGTATAAACTTCTAAACCGTTAATATCTGTATTAAAACGAGCAGCACCAAATATTGGAGATGCTGGACGTTGTGCTGTAGTACCTATTGGTAAAGAAAAGAATGAAGTCGCTTGTGTGTTTGCTCCATAAACATTTACACTATTTGCAGATGAAAAAGCAGCATTAGCTTTTACAAAAGCAGCATTAGCGTATACACCAGCAGCCTCATCTCCAACAATAGAAGTACCATTTGTTGGGATTGGAAC